TGTCGAGAGCAGGTACTCCTCGCAAACCCAGTCGGCCGCGACCCAGTTCTTGAGGTCGATGCACTTGGTGTCGGGGATGATCTTGGTGGATTGCGGGAAGTCGAAGGTCAGGCCCTCGCGCACCACCGAACCCCGCTGCGCCATCAGATCGGCCAGCAACAGCCGGATCTGCTCGGCCTCCTTGTCTTCGTCGTCGGTGATGTCGTCGGCGGCATCGGCCGCCAGCCGCTGTAGCGTGGCCAGCCGTTCGTTGGCGTCCGCAATGCCTTTCTCGAGATCCGGCCGCTGGCTCATCACTCTTTCATAGCCAAGCTTGACGTAAGCCACGCCGTTGGTCACAGCCCTTCTGACCGTCATCTTCAGCATGCTCTTGAACGGATGCGGCTGGTTGTCGACCTCGTAGGCGTAAAGCAGCTCCAGGGTCCGAGCCAGCTTGTCCATCATGATGTTTTCGTTCTTGACGCGGGCAGCGTCCATCATGATGTCGAGACCGCTTCCCAGCGCCTGCGCCATCATCGGTGATCCCGGGGGCACCGCGCCTTGGGCGGCGCCTGCGGCCGCGGCCATGCCGAGCTGATCGCCCAGCCCAGACCCGCCGCTCATCGCACCGGGGATCGGTCCCGCCCCCATGCCGGGCATGGTCGCGCCACCAAGCTGGGAGCCAACGGCTGCTGAGATCGCGTTCAGGCTGCCGCCTGGCGGGCCACCCATAGCCCCGCCAGGGGCGCCACCCATGGCCGAAGGGGAAGGAGCACCCCCAGCCATCAGAGCATCGATCGAGGTATTGTTGGTCGCCATCGGCATCGCGCCGCCGATCGCGCCGGAGGCGGCCTGCATGATGCTGCCCATCATATCCGGGGGCATGCCGGGCATGACGCCGCCGGACATGCCGGCCATCTGGGCCTGCTGCATCATCATGGCGCCGGACTGCATCAACTGGTTTAGTGTGGTCTGTGACTCATCCCAGGAGGTGGCGTTAAGGCGCGGGCGCTTCTTGGCGACGGCCTTGGGGTTCTTGGCATAAAGGAACGCTGTTTTCTGGGCGACCAGGCGCAGCGTCAAGTTGGCGACGTAACGGCGGTCTGAAGCATCCTTGGACCACTGCTTGCCAAAGGCGAACTCCTGATCTTCGCGCATGCGATCGAAAGACGGCTTCCAGAACCGCTTGGCTTTCTTGACCTTGTCGACCCAGGAGGAGACCAGCCGGTGCCGCCGCTGCGGCGGTTCGGGCTGGTTGCGGGGGATGAGGTTGGGCCGGCCGGTACTGGAATTGATGTCGGCTTCGCTGCTGGCGTCCGGGCTTTCGCCCGAGAACAGCCCCATCATGGAGTTGTCGAAGGTGTCTACCATCCTTGCAAACTCCTGGCCCGGCGGCTCTGGCCTTCACGGCGGCGGGTCTGCTGAAACATCTCAGCGAACGAGCCTTCCCTGATGTCCGGCTCCGGGGGCTTATTCCGGGTCCGGCCATGCATCTTAGCCAGTCCTAAACCAATTAGGGCGAGAGCGTCGACAAAATCGTCCTTGGCGCCGTGCGGAAACTTCAGGATCTGGTCCTGGGCGTCGGCCCACCAGCGGGTAAAGGCCGGGAAATGCACCATCTTCATCGAGCATCTGGCCTGGATCGATTGTGCACGTTGTTGTTTATCTGCGGCTGGGTTGATCGGATCGATGGCACAAAACACCTGCTTCTCGATCATCCGCTTGCGCAGGAAGGGGCCGAGCGACTTGGTGATCGAGCCGCCTTCCGCCCACCAGAACTGCGGCTTGTACTTCTTCATAAGTGCGATCATGGCCTCGATCGCGGCGTGGCTGTCGAGCTTGGCCCAGACCACGTCCGGCATGATCCAGATGTTGTCTTTCTCGTCGACGCCGACGATCATCAGGCAGGTTTTATCGGCGACACGATCGGTCGACACCGCGTGGTCGGAAGCACCGTAGAACCGCATCTTCTGCCAGGACGGCATGTCGTCCATCTTGTTGTAGGGGACGAGGTCGGTGGACTGGAAGAACGCGCCGCCCTGTGGCGACGGCTTGCCTTGATACAAGGCTGAAAAGCCGCGGGGGTCGGTGGCGCGGATCTCTTCCAGATATTCCTTGGTGAACCGCTCCGGCCACAGCGGTTCGCCCGGCGCGCGGCCGAGGATGTCGTTCTCCTCCGCCAAGGCGGGCAGATCGATCTTGCGCCAGCCCTTGGCTTCTTCCGGGTTGTAGTACGGGTTCATCGGGTCAATAAGGCGACCAACTAGGTCGTCCTCGGTCCAGCGGGTCTGAACGATAACAATCGTCCCGGTGGAATCCATGAGCCGTGTGCGGAGCACCTGATTGTACCAGGTCCACAGCTTTTCCCGCACCAGCATAGAGTCTGCCTCGGTCCGGTCCTTGATCGGGTCATCCAGCAGGATGCAGTGACCACCGCGACCAGTGATGGAGGAGCCGCGGCCCACAGAGAAGACGACGCCATCGCGTGTCGTCTGGACACGATTGACTGCATTGGCGCCTACCTTGACGGCGACTTCAGGAAAAACCTGCTTGTACTCGGGCGTTTCCATGATGTCGCGGACACGCCGTCCCAAGTCCCAAGAATAGTGTTCGTTGTAGGTGGCAACGATGATGGATCGATCCGGGTGTCGTCCGATGTACCAGGCGGGGAACATGGCGCTGGCGAGGGTGGTCTTGCCAAATCGTGGTCCGACATTGATCATCAGCCTCCGGTAATCGCCGCGCTCGACCTCCTCCAGCGACTTGCCGATCACCCGGTGGAACTGCTGCGGCAGGTACAGGGAACGGGTGACGTCGTCATCGAAATTGGGGTCCGGCATCATCAATTGCGTGAACGCAATCAAATCGTCGCGGGCCCGCAGGATCGCGCGTTTACGCCTTAGCAGCCTGAGTTGACGCTCCTGTTCAGGAGTTTTCGTCATGCTTGTACTTGGCCATTGGCGTGTCCGGCAGGGTGCGGATCTTCGCCCTCGGCGCGGAGCTGACCGCATTAACCGTCGGGTCCACCGCCTGCGGGCCCTTATTGGGCGAGGTGTGGTGGCTGAAAGTGTCCTGGGTCTTGGAGAAGTTCGGCGGCGGCGCCTTGATGCCCGGCGGCGGCTTGATGTTGACGGTGGGTGCCTTGGTGAGCTTGGCCATTTTACTTGCCTTTCTTGCCGCCCTTTGACGGCTTGCCCTGGCGGGCGCTTTGCACGTCGGCGCTTGGCTTGGTCGGCTTGGCGACCGCTGGCGGGCCTTTGCCGCCTGATTTCTTACCCATTTAAGTCAATCTCCCTAGTTTGAAGCCCCCGCTTCCTCCCAGCACCATCTGAACCAACCACAGAATCGCGATCAGCGCCACAATGACCCAGATCAGCTGGATCACCTTGGCCGGAATCGGCAGGCCGACCACGTCGCGCAGGACGTAGATGACGAGGTAGATGACGATCGCGACGACGCAGATCCAGATCAGGAAGGTGATCACCGAGGTCAGCATGGGCTATCTCCCGTCGCAGCGGGCGATCTGGATCATGGTGCGAGCGATCCAGCGGCACTCGGAGCGGGCGTTAATGGCGTCAATATCGGCGCGGGTATAGTAGAGAGCTTCGCGATCGGTAACGATGCATCCGCTGAGTGTCAGCGCCAGCAGCATAAAGGCGACGGCTTTCATTGCGGTTTCTCCCTGTCTATGGGAGCGCACTGGGTTGCCAGCTTCGATATTAACTCCATCTGGTTCTTGTTGCGCTCCTGGGCGTTGGCGGATACCTCGCCCAGCACATAGGCAGCAAACCCCAGAAACGCGATGTTGACAATCAGCAAGGCGAACGCGAGCGGGGTCGACTGCATGATCTTGGCAGTCTGGGTTACCGCTTCGACGCTCTCCTTGATGACCATGTCATCACCTGCTCCGCGCTGCGGTGAGTTGGTGGTTGGCCATGTCAGAGCCTCGCGTCGGCGTTAAGCAGATAGTCGATAACGTAGTTTCCTACCGCCGGTGTTGTGCCAATATGAATAAATCCGCGAAGATTCGGTGTTACCGATAATGATGTAAAATTGCTGACATTGCCTACGGCGCCTAGTGAATATGTCGGGCTTGCTCTTTTCTCAACGGAAAAGGGTGAGAAAAACGCAACGCTTGAGGAGGCAGTGCTGCCGGACCAAGTAGCGTTGTAGGAAACCACTTTCTCCCAATACCTCTTGCACGTCACCAGCTCCTGATCGTAGGGCCGCATGATCAGCGGCGACTGCGCGGCCGTGGGCGCTGCGATGCCGGGGAGAACGACGAATCCGGTTAGGCGGAAAAGGTCAGTTGTCGTTGATACGGCATTGACTTGCGCGGTCGCCCCCAAAGCACTCCCGTTAGTGGTCCAGCTTCCGACCGTTGAAGAACTGTTGGTTGTGCCAAGGGCGATAGCCAAGGAAATTCTCATCCCCGGCGTGTTGTTTGATGCCCACACACCATCTGGGCATCCAGGGATGGTTATTGTTTTATATTCGTGAGTGTATGCAGTATTTTGGG